TACTAGTATAATTAGAGTAAAGAAAGGAGGTGAACAAGTGGAATACTTAGGAACAATAATAGCCCTAGTGTTCATCGCATTACAACTTCATTCCAAGTGGCTCGACAACCAGAAGAAGAAGTTAGAAAATGAACAACTAAGGCTACAAAACAGAAGAACAAGAAGAGAGGGTTAGCCCCTCCTTGTTTCCTAAAGTATACCATGAACAAATGAAAATTTTAAGTATTTTACTCATTATCTCTCTTGTTGCACTGCTTGCGCTCTACATTCAAGGATTTTATTTAAAACGTGAGCAAAAAAGATTATTGAAGGAACGTGATAATAGTGTCAAAAAATCCGCAGACAGAAGCAAATAAACGTTGGCAAGAAAAGAATAAAGAACGTGCAAAATACACTAGTGCCCGCTCTAGGGCACGTAGTTTTATCAAAAATTCAGCTTTAGAGGAAGATTTAGACGAATTTATGGAATTGATTTTAGAGCGTAAAAAATTATTAAGTAGCATGGAACAAAACCAAGACGGCAATTAAAGCCATCTTGGTTCTTATTTTTACTTCATCCGTCTTTGCTGGATTGTAATATACAACCCTACTAAACGATCCGTAGTCATCACACCATTTTGTAAATCCTTTAAGTGTGAATCTTGGATAATTCCTTCTTTAACAGCCTGAGCAATAAAGTTTTCTGTTTCAGTTTTCATAGCTGGTGAACCTGGATTCCAATTCGTCACTTTAATTTCCTCCTTCTTGTCTTCCACAATTAATTGAACCTTATATTTACTGTTACTTGGCACAATTACTTGTCCTTCTAACTTGTAGCCTTTAGGCATTAACCAAGTTGGTTTCACTTCAAAATGCGGTCGGTCAATAGCTTTAGTCCATGTACCGCCCCATTCGATCCCCAGCTTTTTAGCAATAGCCCCTACTCGATTTAATGTAACGACATCATATAAAGATTGGGGAGAACCAACAGCGATATCCCATGCTAAACGTGACTTATGATTACTATCCAACGTCCAAGTTACAATCTGCCCTGGACGAGTGCGTCCTTGTGCATACAGGTATTTTTGGCGCTCCTGTGAGCGATATGTTTCAGTAATGAAGATATTCTTAATGCCTGCTTTGTAACACTCTTGGAAAAGTAATCGGCATGCTGTTTGTGCAGTAGGTAAAAGTTCGGCTAAGTCTCGGCATGTTGTTGTAACACTTGTCATTTCATATCATCCTTTTTATCATCATTATCTATTTGAAGTTGTGTCAACGCGTTCGTTAAGAACTTTGGCACTTTGATACCTAATTTACCAAGATTCTCAATCATACTGATGCCTTCCATCCCAATAAGAAAAAGAATCATAGCATTTCGCATAAAGTTACCACTCTCAGTCGCTAAATCTAATTGCACTGCGGCAATGACCATTAAACACATTGCTGTCTTTTTAATTAAACCCTTGAACATTTTGTTGCTTTCAGTTTTCTTGTAGACTAGGCTCACCATAACTCCTAGCGCATAGTCGATAACCATAAATATTATTAACGCCTTTATTAAGTGGTCTAAACCGCCAACAAAATAAGCGGTCCAAGAAATTGAACCGCCGACAAGTGATGTATATAGTGTGTCTGTTTTCATAAACACCTTCCTTTTTTGACAATAAAAATAACGCTAAGCCTATGCTTGCGTTTCTGTTTGAGGTAAAATGCTTACTATTACGTGTTTATTAATAATTGCACCACCAATATTAACAAAATTAATCTGCTGTTCATTTAACATTGCCGCAAAGGCAGCCGCATCAAACTCCGCATTTGTTAAAATAAAAACGTGCCCACTGTTTAGTTGTACTTCATAATTCATATTTATCATTCTCCTTTTAAGTTAATGTTACATATCCTACGTCTGATCCATTTATTCTTACATATAAACGTCTTGCTGCGGAACTGTAAGCTATACCTATCCCAGATGTATGTCCATAAGCATAATTACTTCCGCCACCTATCCCAACAACATTGGCATTGCTAAAATCTACAATGCCGTTAAATGAATGACGATATCCACTGTATATAATGTCATTCCAAGCATTTAATTGAATAGTTCCATTTGCTCCACCTACAGATGTCATATCACTAAAGTAGAGCCTACGCCCCATGTGAATATCCTCTGAAATATTTATATTTCCCGCTGTAATAGTACCTAAATTACCTGTTATATCCGATAGTACGCTAACTGCACCTCTTAATTGAATCTTAGATGCTTGAATAGTTATGCTTGTAGATGTTTGATTTATTAAGGAAGAAATTGTATTTCCGTTATAGTCAGTTGTACTGACTTTTTGAGATATTTGCCACGCTTGTTGGGTAATACTAGACTCTGCGCTTCCAACGCGATTATTTAGATTGCCTATTTGGGTCTGTTGTGAACTTACGGTACTACTTATTGAATCGGCTTTAATGTCAATTTTGGCAATATCCTGCTTGTTTTTATTAACCTCTAGCTGAATACCATCTGCTTTCATATTAATAGATGCAATTTCATTAGTAATGCGATTGTTAACAGATGATTCAATGCTATCGGCTCTAATATTAATTTTAGCTACCTCATCTGTAATACGGTTATTAACTGATAATTCTATTTGGTCAGCTTTAATATCAATTTCTGCTACTGTTTCATTTAATCTATCAACTTTTAAGTTAATGTTATCTGCTTTGATTTCAATTCGACCAATTTCAACGCCTATTTTTTCCACTTCTAAGGTTATGCGGTCATTAGTTTGTTCAAACTTAGAACGTGTAATTTTACTATTTTCATCTATTTCAACCTTTTGATTGATTAGAATGTCTGATAGTGATTTAGGAACAGTATTACCTAGAGTTACTTTAGTAGTTCTCAACTCACCATTAACATATTCTTTAACTTGTGAAAGAATGCGAGTTTGAAATTCCATATCCAAAGGCTCGTAAATCAACCAAACACGCTCTCCTAATTCTTTATCCAATAGTTCAATAGAATCTAATTCAAATGTTACTTCTGGATAGTCAATTAATTCAGATTTAAGATGCTCTAATAAGTTAGCTGCTATAGTGTATCTTTCATCATAAATAGGGTCAGCTTCACGAATACCGTAGCGTTCTGCATAAGGTGAAGTGTATTTAACTATTAATTGTCCTTGTCCTTCTGTAATAGCTCCGTAGCCTATGATATATGTTTTTAATTTAGTTGTATCTACATTCTTAGATAGAGCTTTAACGTTATAGCCATATCTGTATTGAGCATCATAGTCACCACCTATTTGATTAGCAAAATGAACTCTGTTGTTAGGTAGTATTTGAAATTCACATTGATACACTTTACATAGTTGGCTAACCAGTGCAACAACGTTATCTTCACCAAAGTTTGCTATTAATCTACTACCGCTGATATCAGATGTGAAAGTCCATCCTGTATCTTGAAACACAAAAGACGCAAACTCGTTGAAAGTACGTGTACCTCCATAGATTGCGTTTTGTCTTTTGTCTGATAGGTCAAAGAAAGTATGCAAAGCTACTACACTTTTGCCATTTCTAGTTTCTTTCATTTGTTTAACTCTGTAATCAAAGTCATCGACAGTTACAATACTTTCTTCTTGTAATATAGAATGAGCCGGATTACTTGTTACGTTATGAGATATAAAACTAATATTGAAAAC